TTATGCCGCTTCCCATGCTTCTTTTTTAATCGTTACCTGTGTCCCATCACGGAAAGTAAAGGCCATCCGCTTATCCTCAAATACTGTTACCATATCTACTGTGGAATACCAAAGCTCCTCGTCAAATACTGTTACCAGATCGGCATACTGGCCCATGCGCTCCATGAACATCTGGATTTTGACCTTCTTGGCATTACGCTCCAAGCAGATGTCCTCAATTTCCGCCAGCCTGTTCCGGGCCTTTTCGAAGCGGGCGCAGTAGCCTTCATATTTGCGCTGGTATTCTTCCTGATCCTGCGCCTTATGCGCATTTTCAGAAATGGCCTTTTTTATCAGCTCTGTTACCACGTCGGCCTCGTTCTGCAATTCCCCACGTTCTGCGTCAAGGTCGGAGGTATCGGTAAGGGCCTCGATTACCTCGTTATATGCCGCCATTATTTCTGCCCGGTCATGCAGGATGGCATTGAAGGCGGAAAGGAAAGCCGCTTTGATCTCCGCTTCTGTTAAATGGGGCGTATGGCAATGTCCGCCCTTATATTTGTTGTTGCATTGCCAGATCAGGCGGCGGTACTCGGTGTTGGAATCCCATATTTTACTGCCATACTGGCCGCCACATTCCCCGCAGAAAATTTTCCCACTGAAAGGATGGGCGCTGCTCGTCCAGTGGCCGTCGGTCTTGCGCTGTTTCCATTCGTACTGCACAAGGTCAAATACTTCCGGCGGAATGATGGCCGGATGGCTGTTCTCTACATAATATTGCGGCACCTCGCCCTCATTTACCTTTACCTTTTTACTGAGAAAATCCACCGTGAATTTTTTCTGCAGGCGAGCGTCGCCCTTGTATTTCTCATTCGTGAGAATACTTTCCACGGTTTTACTCCGCCAGATAGTTTTCCCTCCCGGTGTAGGGATACCCTCGCCGGTCAGATAGGCAGCGATTGCAGAGGGAGCTTTCCCATAAAGGAACAGCCGGAAAATAAGCTGCACAATCTGCGCTTCCTTTTCAATGATCTCCGGCAGGCCGTTGTCGCCCCGTTTATATCCGAGGAACCGGCCATAGGGCAGGCTTACTTTCCCGTCGGCAAAGCGCTTGCGCTGGCCCCATGTCACATTCTCGGAAATGGAGCGGCTTTCTTCCTGGGCCAGCGAGGACATGATGGTAATAAGCAGTTCGCCCTTGCCGTCAAGGGTATGGATATTTTCTTTTTCAAAAAATACCTCAATCCCTTTTTCTTTGAGCTTCCGTACTGTGGTCAAGGTATCCACCGTATTGCGGGCAAACCGGCTGATCGACTTGGTAATGATAAGGTCAATTTTCCCGGCCAGCGCGTCGGCCACCATGCGGTTAAAACCTTCGCGCTTTTTGGTATTCGTTGCGGAAATGCCCTCGTCGGTATAGACCGCCACAAATTCCCATTCTTCCTTTGACTGGATATAGCGGGTATAATAGTCCACCTGCGCCTCATAGCTGGTAAGCTGTTCTTCATTGTTGGTGGATACACGGGCATAGGCCGCCACCCGCAGGCGCTTGATAGCCTCCCCGCTTAATACGTTGATGGGGAGCTGGTCTTTCTTGGCCGGGATTACCGTCACCCTCGGCGCTTTTACTGCTGGCATGATACAAGCCCCCTTTCCTTCTTTTTCATGCGGCGGGGAATATCCTCCCAGTCCCTGCTGATCTGGTGGCCGTCCCGGAATATATAAATAAGGGAGCCATCCATCTGCACACGGATTTCCTGCATTTTCTTTTCAAAAGCGGCAGGGTCAAATTCCGGCAGGCCCATGACCTCGGCTGCCACCTGTTCCATGACCGCCTCCGTGTAATGCTTCGCCGGGCAGAGAGCCTTGCCTTTTTGGTGCGTTGTCCGGCATATCCAGATTACATTTTCCCGCGCCATTCCGGGGCAGATAATTTTCCGTGTAAAGCTCTTACCGCAATTCTCGCAGAATACCTTCCCGGAAAAGGGGAATACCTTTCTTTCATAGGAACCGGAGCGGGGCTTGTAAATTGCTTTCCGCCGGGCGCGTTCCTCAATCACACGCCGTTGAGTTTCCCGGTCAAGGATTGGCTCATGGCTTTCCTCTACAAAGTATTGAGGCTTTTCTCCCTGATTGATTTTCTCTTTCTTTGTGAGCGGGTCTACCCGGAAGCTCTTTTGCAGGAGCAGGTCGCCCACCGTTTTTTCATTACATAGCAGCCCTATAATAGAGTTCCCGGAAAGGATGCCGCCATGCCTCCCACGGACACCGGCTTTTGCGAAAGCATCTTCCAGCTTATAGCGCCCATAACCGGCCAGATACAGGTCGGCGGCCAGCCGTAAAACCTCCGCTTCCTCCGGCACGATTTCCAGCCTGCCGTCCACCAGCCGATAACCGTACATAGTGGCGCTCCACGGGATTCCCTGCTCAAAGTTCGCCTTGATCCGCCATTTCTGGTTTTCGGAAACCGAGCGGGCTTCCTCCTCCGCATAGGCCGCCAGAAGGGTAAGCAGAAATTCCCCGTCCTCGCCTAATGTGTGGATATTCTGTTCTTCAAAATATACGTCCACACCGGCCAGCCGAAGCTCCCGGATCGTTTTCAGCGTGGTTACGGTATTTCTGGCAAAGCGGGAAACGGATTTCGTGATAACCATATCAATCTCCCCGGCATGGCAGGCTTTTAAGAGCTTTTGAAATTCCGCCCGGTTTTCCTTCGTACCGGTCAGGGCCTCGTCAGCATAGACACCAACGTACTGCCAACCGGGCGTTTTCTGTATCAATGAATTGTAATAGCTGATCTGCGCCGACAGCGAGTGCAGCGGGCCTTCCCTGCCGCTGGATACGCGGGCATAGGCCGCCACGCGCTTTTCTTTCGGGGCCTGCTGCAATGTGGCAGGCGCTACTATTTTAATAATGCGTTGCATATTACGCCCTCCTTTCAGGACACTGATGTTATAGGAAGCCACCCGAAAAAGAAAGCCTTTTCAGAATAAAAACCCACCTAAAACCGGGTTAAACTTTTCTTTTAACCGGGCCTCAATGCGCAGGAAATCTTCTTCGTTTATCACGTTCTGTCGGAGCATGGAGCGGGCCACTGCAAGGGCCGCCTGATACTTTTTCTCCCGCTCAAACTGTTCCTTCGTCATGGCAGCCCCCTTTCTGGAAACGCGCTTTGATATAGCAGGCATGAGAACAATACTTCCGTTTCCGGTTCCCATAGCTTAAAAACTCCTTCCCACATTCCGCGCAGGTCAAAGGATAAAATGCTTTTCTATCTATCAGCTCCGGGTGGGCCTTCCACCATGCGCGGCGGCAGCTTTCGGAGCAGAATTTTCTCTCTTTCCGTTTTGGGGCTTTTGCCAAAGGCTGCCCGCAATGGCGGCAGACCTGCGGCGGCTCCTTGCTGGCAACGCCGGTTAGATCATTGCGCCTGCAGAAGCTCTTGACCGTATTTTCAGAAATGCCAAGGCGGGCCGCTATGGCGCGATAGCCAAGCCCCTCGCCGCGCAGATAACGGATATTTTCTTTTTGTGCGTCTGTCATGTTCCGCCTCCTTACAAAAATAAGGCGGCCCCGCAGAGCCGCCCAACCGCTTAGTTCGGGATTTTCAAGACCTGCCCGGCATGGATCACGTCCGAGGTCAGGCCGTTTAATTTCTTGATTTCAGGATACCGGGAGCCATTCCCCAGCTTCGCCGCCGCAATGGCCCACAAGCTGTCGCCTTTTTTCACCGTATAAGTGGCATAAGCAGCCTTGCCGGTATAGACTGCCTTGCCGCCCTCGTCAAAGACCGAGTATCCGGCATTTTCGTCGGCGCACCGCTTGGCGTTATCCAGTACCTTAAACGCGCCTTTCTGCGAAGCCTTGTCGGCCCAGTTCTTGCGTACCCGGTACAAAATACCGGAAGTAGAGCCGCCGCCATTGCCGCCGGAGGTGCCGGAGATCCTTTCCTTTACCGCCGCCCGGAAGGTGTCCATGTTCTTCCCATGCTTCGGGAACCAGTGCATGACATCCCCGTGATTGGAGGCAATGCCCTGCGCATGGCCCTCGCTGTGGCAGATGATATTTTTCTCGGTCAGGCCGTATTCCTTGCACAGGTAGGCGCAAAGCTCCACCGCCTCGTTGTAGACCTTGCCGAAATAGGAAGCGTCCGCCAGATTGTCCTCGCATATCTCAAAGGAGATATGGGTATCATTGCCGCTGCCTTTGGGGCCGGAGCCGCAATGCCAGCCCCGGTGGTTCCACGGGAGCGTCTGGTAGGTGGCGACGGTGCCGTCGGCCAGCTTCCCGATAAAAGCGTGGACGCAGACCTGCCGCCCGCCGGGCCGATCCTGATTCCAGTGGTTGTTGTACTGGTTCTTCCCCAAAAGGCCGTCGTCCGGGCCGACATAGCGTTTCAGGCTGGGATTGTTGGCCCCGGTAGAATGTACCATGATCCCTTTCGGGGTAATCGTGCGGCCTGCCTTGTAGCAGGCGTTTTCCGTCAGTATCCGTTTGTGCAGATTCATAGAAAAACCTCCTTCGGTTTCTGCCTCAAAAGCGACGACGCTGCCGGTGCCGTATCTATGCACCAGAGCAGCGCCGTCATAATAAAAGGCCAGTATTTCATGGTAGGGAACGCCGTTTCTTGCCGCCCACATACAGCCCACCTGCGACATTCCCACGCCGTGGCTCGCCTTCTTGGGGTTCTCCATGCGGGCGGCTTCATCCCACGGGTCGGCTTTATGCACATAATAGGGATAATCCCGGCTCCAAACCTCGCCGCTGCGCTTGCAGGTGCCGCCGTTGGAGGCGGAATAAAAGCAGTCCACCAGAGCGCCGCCATAGGTGAGCGCCTGCCCGGCGGTTTCCTTTATGGCCCGGCGGCTTCGCGGGCAGGTATCCATGAGGGAAGCCCGGAACGCCTGAAAGCGCGTGGTATCGTCAATCACGGCCCCCGCCGCTGCCCGTTTTGCGGCAAAGGTGCGGGCGGCCACAGCCTGCGCTTTGAGCGCCTCCATGTGGGAGCCTTCGCCGATCTCGGCGGGAACCACGCCGCAGAGGTATTCCTCCAAATCGAAGGAAACCGGCCCCGCACCGAAGCGAGCCACATTCTCGGCGCGGGTCATGGTTACGCTGATCTTCATTCGCCGTCCCCCTTACCACTCTTGTCGCTGTCCCGGTCATGGAGCTGTGCCAGCACGTCTTTTAACTTCTGCGGGATCGGCAGGCCGATCCGGGCGGAATTTTCCAGAAGGCTCACGCCCTCGTTGGAAATGTAAAAGAAGATCACCGCCGTGCGCAGCGCGTCCCCGGAGCCGATAATCTGTGCGTCGATCACATGGCCGATCCCCACCATAACGAAGATCAGAACCTTGCGGAAAATCCCCTTGAATCCCACCTCGCTGGATAAGCTCTTATCCACAATGGCGCACATTACGCCGGTCAGGTAGTCGATCACCACAAAGGCAATCAGGGCATAGAAAAAGCCGTCCAGCTCCCCGAAGAACCAGCCCAGCCCTCCTCCAATGGCGGCCATAACCACCTGCATCCAGTTCCATACATTCTTCATGTTTCAAATCCTCCTTCATATTTTGATATTGAAAAAGGACGCACAAGGCGTCCTCATTTCCGGGTATTAAGTTACCTGCTTCGGCAATGCCTGCCACAGCCGCATATCCTCCTGCCCCAAAGACCAGATGGCGATCCCCCGCAGTTTCCAGCGGTAAGCCGCCTCGTTGGCCCAATAGACCAGCGAATCCACGTCCTGATAATACAGGATGGAAAAGCCGTCCGCGTCCCCAAGGAACAGCCGGGAAATCCAGACATTTATATCCCTCGGCACGATCTTCGCCGTATAATCCTGCCCGCAGGAAAGTGAAAGCAGGTGGGAATGGAAAAAGTCATAGTCAAGGGAAATCTCCTCGCTTCTGGTGGCGGCTTCCTCCACGTCGGAGTTTACCGAGAACACCTGAAATTCGCTGTCCCACGTCACGCCGGAGCGGGCAATGCGCCCGAAGCTGGTGCGCCGCCCGTCCGGGTATGCCACGTCAAAACATTCATACGGCTCATAAACCCAAGCGTCCCCGGCCCGCAGAAGGTCGCAGACAATGGCCCGATCCGCCTGTATACCCGCATAGCCGGAGGTGGCGCTCACCGTGGCTGAAAACCGCAACGTATAGCTGGAACCGGAATATACCCGGACGCGGTTCCCGCGCTTTCGCATTTCCACCGTGTAGAGCGTCGGATCGCTGTGGATGGCGCTGGCCGGGGTTTTAGCAAAGCTGGCCGGGTAGCTTCCCAGCAAAGAGGAGCCTTGATACAGCTCCACCCGCTGGGTATCATAATTTAAGCAGCAGAAGATATTCCCGATAAAGACACCGGCCCGCCCGCCGCCGCTTGGCGAAAAGCCCAGCCGCGCCCGGATATGCAGGTCACAAAAGCCTTCATATTTCCACGCAAGCCGCCCGGAGCCTTCCAGCAGGGAATAGGGGCGGCTCTCAAAATAGCCCTCCCGCCAGACCTCCCATTTCCCGGAGAGCGTCGTCCAGTAGCTGTCCGGCAAAGGCGTTTCGTCCCGGAAGTCCTCATACCACACAAGGGCGGAATCGGGCTTTCGCCGGAGCATTTCACAGGTCAGCTTAAAGCCCTTATCCGGCGTGGCCGGGCTACCATTTACATCCAAGAATTGCCGGGGCGAAAGGGCAAAGGAAGCCTCCCCGGCGCTGGCAGATTCGGAAAATCCGCTGCATACCCGGAAGCCGTAAAACTGCACGCCGGGAACGCCGCCGCTAATCATCAGGGTATGCGCCCCCGCCGAGAGATTCAGGCCGGAAGCAAAGGAGAGCCAGCAGGTGCGCCGCCAGTAGGGCCACCATAACCGACTCTCCGAGAATGTCTTTGCCTGCCCATCCACCGTCACCCGCAGGACGTTCTTATCCCAAAAGGGGAAACACAGCCTCACCGCCAGATCATACGTCCCGCTTTGCGCAATGGTAAAACGGTAGGTGGCGGAGCTTCCTTCCCCCAGCACCGTCATAGAATCGGAAACCGACACAATTCCAGAATGGCTGTCCGGCGTGCCGCCGCCCCAGTCAAGGTACACGGTGCCAAAGGCGGCCTTCTGCTCCTTGCCGTAAGCGGTCAGATAATGCCTGCGGTTATAGGTTCCAGAAAGCAGCGGGTATTCAAAGCCTGCCGCGTCCCGGCCCTCCATGTAATCATAGACCTGTGGGAGCGCCCACGGCACCTTGTCGTAATCGTCCCAATAGGCCACAATGGGAATAAAGGGCTGGGGCGGCTTGTCGTCGGTAAAATTGTAGCCGCCGGTCATCCACAGCTTGGCGGCATAGTAGGTGTTGGAGGTTCCCCGGTAGGTCTTGCCGAGGTTCTCCGGCGTGTCGTATATCTGCCAGTTCCAGCCATAGCCCGGCAGGCCCATGAACAGCTTCTCCGGGTTCATGGCCCGAACCGCATAATCATAAATGCCTTCCAGCCAGCTCCGGGGCGATACCGGGCCGGGAGCGCTTCCAGCCCACGCCATCCCGTAAGACATAATGGAAGCCGTGTCGCAGTAAGCGTCGAGGTCGGCATAGACGCACCAGTTCTCACCGCCCACGGAGCCTTGCACGCCGGTCATGCCCGGCAGGCAGATATTGACGCGCTTGGCCGGGTTGTAGGCTTTGACGGTCTGGTAAATATCCCGGAACAGGGCATTTGCCGCCGCCCGGTTTTCATACCCACCGCCGCGCTCCAAATCAATGTCGATCCCGGCGCACCACGGGTATTTTTCCATGATACGGACAATCTCGGATAAAAAAGTATCCTTCGCCCCGCCGGTATTATTGCGCAGGGCTGTAAAAATACTGGCCGTCCCGTGGTTCATAATGGTAAGGAGCCAGCGGATATGAGGCCAGCGGTTAATATAAGTCATCATGGAGGAAATACTGGTGCCGGTTTCGGAAATCGTGCCGGAAGCGCTCACCTCAAAGGTGAAAATCCCCACCGTATCCAGCCGGTCGCCATAATCCCGCAGCGCCTGATACATCCGTGAATTTCCCATAAAGCTCCAAACCATGCACCGCTTGCCTTTCAGATAATCTCGCATAGATACTTCCTCCTTAAAAATGGCAACAAAAAAGCGCCTGTTTCCAGACGCTTCTTAAATGATAGACACTTATATAAAACTCACTTAAAATGTGCGCATATCTAATAATCTATCTGCTGAATCACACAAATTATCATAGTGTAACAACTTAATATCTTCTTTCTTTAATTTATCCCTTTGAAGTCGATATGTCTTTTCATCAAAATCACTTCTAAGCCCTGCAACAACTACATAGTGCATCCTTGTGGTATCATACTTCAAAAATTCTTCCGGTAATTCTCCTTTTCCCTTTATCCCCTCAAAATATTTCCCTAAACTCTGGAAATTTGCATCAAGCCAAGTCTGCCAATCAGATATTTGATTTATACCTTTTCGGAAAACCTCACCTAAATTTCCATCTTTCAAAGTTATTCTTCCATTTGACTTTTCAAATTCGATAAATACAAACTCATACCCGCCTGAACCTTTTCCAATTAACAAATAATCCGCCCGATACTTTCCATCAAAAGAAAACTCTGGAAATAAATATGCCTCATGATGCCCAAAATTAAATCTACCACACTCAAAAATAGAACCTATAATATGATAAGCTGGTGTTTTATTGATAAATCTCAAAACATCTAATTCAAGAGCATTTTCGCTATGCACTATTGCTTTGAATTTGTCATTAAGCACTTGTAAATCCCCCTGTTTCTTCATATCACATAAATTTATATGATTATTGGGAAACAAACTCAAATAATGCTTTACAGCGGTTGGATATGAATCATACATATTGATTCTCCCAATAGGCTGCCCTTCTGTTTCAAGTTTAAGGATAGCTTGATATTTTTCCAACTCGCTTGAAGTAATACTGCGATAATCCCTACTATATAAATTCATTTCAAGCTCTACCACCATTCCTATAATTTATAGCTCCATGCCTGCTCATTGACATTGAAATTATACCTTAAAACAACGCCCTTTTCAATGTGTTCACAAAATATCGCCTCCTTCCTGCATTTCCTGAAACCGGAACAAAAGCCTTGCCGACTTTTTATCTTCCAGCCTGACCGGATGTTTGCTGTCCCCGGCGGCGCTGTACTGGAAAAATCCATGCTTACAGGCAGGCTGCCCGTTCCTCAGACATTCCCGCGAGGAAGCTAAAAGGGCCACTTCGTCCCCGGCGGCGAGCGCCATAGGGAACGCCGCCTTATGCGCCCCGGCTCCGAGGCCCACGGATACGCTGCCAGCCGCCATATCCTGCACCGGGTACAGATAGCAGTCCAGCCCCGCCGTATCAGAGCCGAGGTTAAACAGCACCACCATTTCCGCCGAGCGCACCACGCCGTTATAGAACCGGGGCGGGACAATGTTTCCTGCCTCCCGGTATTTTTGCAGCAGGGTTTCCGTATGGATCACATAGCCCGTCAGCCGGTCGCCCTCCTGCACCATAAGATCGGTGAAATAGATCGTGCCGGTACAGTCGGAAACTAGCGGCTTCACGGTAACGCTCACCACGCGCTGATCCTGCTTTGTCAGAATGGTTTCCGAAAACCTTGTGAATTTTGCCGCCATGCCCGCCTCCTTACCCGTCCTGCGTCCACTGTATCTCGCTCACATGGCCCACCCAGCCGGTGGCAATGGAGCCGCCCTGCAGGAGCATATCCGTGAAATACACCTGCCCGGTACAGTCGGTGACGCAGAGCCGGACGGTAATGGAGCGCAGGCGCTCATAGCCCTTCGGGGACACGTCGGCGGCCACCTGTGTGAAAAATGCCATAGAAAGCCTCCTGTCTTAAAAGAGGTCGATAAACCGCGTTTCCGTGGAGCCGTCCTCATATTCAAAAGTAACCTCGATCCCCACCTGCCCGGCGGGGCCTTTCTTCAAATCCTCGGAGGCGATCTGCGCCGAGAAGGTATAGCTGCGGCGGCTGGCCGGGTAGACGGTCTGCGCGAGGCTCTTTGTCATGCCAAGCACGCCCGCCGCCTTAAAGCAGGCCGTACCGGAAACGCCGTTTTCTGCGTCCACCTCAAAGCCGGAATTGAGCCAGTAGTTCATGCCGCTGTCCGCGCGGGAATTGCGCAGGTGGTTGAAGGGTACAAGGTCTTTCACCTCCTGCCGGTCGATCACGTCGGTAGAGGCCAGCACGTCGGCGGCTTTATCCCATTGCGCGGAGGAATCACCCAGCTCCCGCAGGGTCGTGGATAATTCCAGCACCGTTTTCCACGGCTCCTGCAGGTTGTACTGGCGGCGCACCACGCGGGTTTTCACGGATAAATGCAGGTCTTTGTCATCCACCGTCACAATGTCGCCCAAATCCCACGCCTCATGCTCATAGCCGGTCAGGGCCGACAAGTCCATAGCCGACAGCACATAGGAAATCCGGGGCTTTGCGTACTGCGCCAGCCGCATCTGTGTAAATTCCAGCATCTGATAGGGGTTCGTGAAATTCGAGCAGTCCAGCGTGGAAATGCGCACCTCGTTTGTATAGGTAAAATCCTCCACATACTCCCGGTTGTTGTTGATGGAGGCAAAGGTCATGCCGTCCTTGCCGTAGGCATAGAGCCGGGTCACGAGGCTCCTCGTATCCACTACCCGCTGGATGGATTTCAGGTTCTTTTTATAGGCGAACAGCGCCCCGGTATCCCTGCCGCCAAAGGTCAGCAGGTGGACGAGGCGGTTCGGGCAGTCAAAGATCAGGTCGCCGCCGTGGATATTCTGCGTGGCCCGGAGGATGGAGAGGGCGTTTTTCTCCATACACTGCCATGTGCGCTTTGTAGTGACGTTCACCGTCCCCACCGCCCAGCCGGTATGTTCCAGCGCGTGGCGCATAGGGGCCTCGGCGGTGTCCGCATTGAAGTCCACGGTTCCCTTTTCCTCCGAAAAGGAAAGGTCATAAAAGGCCGCCTCCGCATACGCCTGCGTCACAATGCGCCCGTCGCTGTCTTTGGTATCCGTCAGGGTTCGGATTCGGTAAATGTCGTTTACGATCTGCACCTGCTTCTCATTATCCAGCATGGCCCGCTTGGGGTCATGGAAGGGCAGGGAAAATTCCAGCGTATCCGAGCCGTTGACCTCGCTCGTCACCACAATGTCAAAGGCATTTTCCAAGACCGCTTCCCACGCGCCGCCCTGATCCAGCACCACAGGCCGGGCAAAGCCCAACTTTTCATAAGGGGCCTTCGGTATATCATGGAGCTGTATTTCCAGCACCTTCGGGCTGCGGGCCGTATCCTCTGTGGCAAGCGTCACCCGGAACCGGATATACTGCCGGTTCGGGGATTGCAGCTCACCGTTCACGCCCACCGTCTGCCACGCCGACCATTCTTCCAGATCGTCCGAGGTGGCCGTTTCGATTTCCGCAATGGAAGTCACGCCCGCCGTATATTCGCTGGTGACGGATATCCGGCCTGTGCCGGAAAGGGCGCAGGGCGCGGCCTTCGTGACAAGCTGGCCGGTGGCCGGATACGCCCCGTCTGTATTCTGCCGCAGGGTAACGCTGCCCGGCTCCATAAGCGCGTCCACCGGGCCGCCCATATCGCCGCCGTTGGCGGGAAGGGAGGCTTTGAAATATTCTGCCAGCTCCTGCGCGGTAAAGGAAGAATCCGTATCCAGAAACCAGTCGTCGAAGCCGCCCGCGTAATAATACTGCTCCGCCTGCATCCCCATCACCAGATCGGCCACGCAGGAGCGGTTTAATTCCCCCGTCCATGAAAGGGCGGCAGAAGTCCATACCGTTCCGCTTCCCCGGTCGCCGACCACATAAAAGGCCCGCTTATTGTCCGGCTCGATCACCGCCGCGATAAAATACCAGCCGTTGTTCACAAAGGAGAAAGGCGGCGTGACCGATTCATCCAGTATCAAAGAGCCGGAGGCATTATAGAGCATGAGCCTCGGCTTCCCCCGGATCAGAGAAAGGTAAAAAATGGGCTGGCCCGGCCCCTGCCTTGTATTAAAAATCGGGCAGTAGGTATTCCCCACCGAGTAGGTGGTGGGGTTCATCCAGCCGCCCACAATGAGCCGCGCTCCCAGCCGGGCAAAAATGGAGCCGTCATTGACCGCCCGCAAACAGGTTTTCTCACTGGCAGGGTTGGAGATATTCATGCGGAAATACCGGCCCTTCTGGCCCTGCCGCATACTGGCCGTGGTGCCGCTCCAATGCACCACCGTAAAATCCCGGCCATTGCCGGAGGAATCGGCCAGCCGGTCATTGTTATCCGGGGCGGCCTCATTGAACCGCCAGAGGCCGGAAGCCGCATATTCCGCCGGAAATTCCCCGGTAAAATCCTCCTGCGCCGTCAGTATTGTTTTCACCGCCATAGCCTCACCTCCATCTGCTCTTGGCCTGTATGCGAAGCTCGGAAAATACCGCACTCCCTGCCGTCCCAATCTCCACCACGTTCAGGCCCCGCCGCAGGACGGGAAAATTCAGCTCCTGCAGGCAGGGCAGGCCGTTCCTTAACGTATTCCCGGCGCTGTCCGTCACTTTCGCCGTTACCAGCCCCGTGTCGATCACCAGCACTTCCCCGGCGGAAAGCGGGCCGACAATGCGGAGCTCCTCGCCGTTTGTCTTTATGGAAATGTAGCCGGAGGAAACCGCCCCCTGCAGGACATACACCGGCTCCGAGTCCGTATTCCCCACCTGCCGCATGACCTCCTGCGTCCCGGCCCCGGTCAGCACAAAGGCTTCATCATCCAGCGCATACCCGTAAGGGTCGGGGCATAAAAAGCGCAGGGAAAAGGAGCCAGCCGCCCGCAGGAGCCGTTCGCAGTCCACCGCATCCGACAGCCGCGCCTGAAAATACCGGTCGGGAACGTCGTCCAAGATAAGCTGTTTCAGTCCCTGCGTGGGGTCGAGCCACGCGGATACCCGGTCTAAGACGGATACCAGCGCGGCGAAGGTTTTCTGCGGGAAAACATTGCAGCTTATGTCAATGTAGCGCTCCCCGCTGTCGGCCCCGAAATCGGCAAGGCCCGGCTTGCCGGGGACGGTTTCCGTATTGCTCCGCACCGGGGGCGAAGCCTGCCAGCCCGTCAGGCGGGCCTTGACCTTCATGGATTGCGAGGATACCCCGCCATATTGAAAGCCCATAAAAAAGCCCTCCTTCGTCGTCACAAACTACATATCGCTCACTTCCGCACAAGTGCGAAAGCTCACTCATTCCGTTGTTCCTCCTCTCCCCACAAAGCCTTCCGGCTTTGCGGGGTTCCCCTAAGCAGTGATAATGCGGCCCTGTGCGCGGGAGCCGGTCTGCATGAGGTTATAAAGCTCCTGCGAAATTTTCCGTATATCCTCCTCGCTGCGCACGATCATCTGCTGTACCATGACGAGCGGGCCGCCGCCCGCCATGAAACCGGCCCCGCCGGATACGCCGCCGGACACGTTGGCGTTTGCATTGACCGAAAAATCCGTCGGGATCGAGGTCTGCATATCCTCGGCAAGCTGGTTCATCACGCCGTCAATGTCAGCGCTCATTTTCTCGGCGGCAGAAACCGCGTCCTTCCCGTTGGTGTCAATGGAACCGGCAAGGCCCTTCACCATCATTTCACCGATCCACGCCATTTCCGTGGACGGGGAATGGATACCGAAGAAGTCGCAGATACCGTCCCAGATTGACGAAATCCAGCCGGACACCTTATCCCAAATCCAGCCTGCAAGGCTCTGGATGCCAGACCACAGGCCCTGCACAATGTTTTTGCCAATCTGTACGATAGACACCGCCGCTTGGCCGATCCCTTTCAGGATAGCCGAAACGATCTGCGGCAGGGAGGCCACCAACTGCGGGATGGCCCGCACCAGCCCCACGGCCAACTGCACCACCAGCTTAATCCCCATCTCCACGATTTTCGGGAGGTTGTTTGTGATAAAGCTGATAATGGACGTGATAATCTGCGGCAATGCCGCAACGAGCCGGGGCAGCGCGTTCAGAAGGCCCTGCGCCAAGCCCTCGATAATAGAGAAGGCCGCCGCTAAAATCTGATCCATGTTGTCGAGCAGCGTAGAGCAGATTAAAATAATGGCCTCCACGATAGACGGAACCAGCTCCGGCAGCGCCTCGCCAAGCCCCGCCGCCAGCGTGACAATCACCTGAATGGCGGCCTCGGCGATCTGCGGCAGGTTGTCTAAAATCCCCTGCGCCAGCGTAAGCACCAACTGCAACGCGCCCTCGGAAAGCTGGGGCAGGGCTGAAACCAGCGCATTAAGGAGCGTTAAGACAATATTCGTCGCCGATTCGATCAGCACGGGCAGATTGTCTAAAATGGCCCCGCCGATACTCGTCACGATATTCAGGCCCAATTCCAGAAACATGGGCATCTTCTCTAAGATCACGTTGGAAACGCCCTCTATGGCGTTTCCGATAGCCACGCCGATCTGCTCAAAATCCCCGTTGGCTGCGTTGATCTCATTGCTGAGTGTGGAAAAAACGTCGGTGATCCCCGCCGACATTTCACTCGCCAGCGGAAGGAAAACGCCCTGAATGGAGCGCTTTGTCCCCTCTATGGCGGAATCGAGGTCATTGTATTTAATCTGGTTGATCTGCGAGAGCGCGTCGTAGGTCTTGCCCGCGCCGTCCTCCATGCTGGCAAGCACCGGGAGGACATTGCTCTGTAAATCCTCAAACTGCGTGCCGAACAGGTTGACCGCCGCCGTATTCTTGGCAATGGGATCATCCATGCTGTCAAGCGCATTGACGACCTCGAAAAATGCCTCCCTTGCCGAATCCCCGCCAGCGGCAAACCGGGCCGCCATAGCGTCCGCGTCCATGCCGAGGGCCTGAAAGGCTTCGGTGGTGGTATTGCTTCCGTCGATCACCCGCAGGTTAAATTCCTTTACCGCGTCGCCCACCTTATCAATCGAAAAAACACCGGCTTCGGAACCGCTGATCAGCCCGCTTACAAATTCGTCTGCGGAGAGGCCGAGGGCAGCGTACTGTGCCGAGTATTCGTTGAGGGTATCCAAAAGGTCGCCGTTCTGGTCTGCGCCGTTCTGTGCGCCCACGGCGATAATGTTATAGGCTTCCTCTGCGGAAAGGCCGAAATTTTTCATTAAGGCGTTGGCCGTCCGGGCGGATTCCTGCAGGTCATAGCCGAAGGTGTCCCGCAGGGCGAATCCGGATTCCGTGGCCTTCTGTAATTCCTCGTCCATGAGGCCGGTGGTTTTCTGCACCGCAGAAATGCCCTCCGCCACATCCTCCAAGCTGTCGCCGAAATTGTTTGTGTATACCCGGCGGGCCGTTTCGCCAAGCGCCTCCAATTCCGCGCCGGTGGCCCCGGTGGAGGCGGAAATCTGGTTGACCGCCTGATTGTATTCGTCGCCCAGCTTCACAAGCCCCACGCCTGCGGATACGGCGGCGGCACCGATAGCCACAACGGCGGCGGCCACCACCGCGCCAATCGTCTTTGCAATGCCGCCCAGCTTTTCAAACCGGTTCCCGGCATCCTCCGCCTTGTCGGCGCTTTCTTCCAGCGAATCGCCGAAATCGTCAGCTTGGCCGCCCGCCTCGTCCAGATGATCCCCGGCTTCCTCCAATGCCCGGTTGTTCTCGTCCAGCTCCTTTTCCATATCGTTTAAGGCCGCTCTGGCGTTGTTGAGCTGAATCTGCCATTGCTGCGTGCGCCGGTCATTTTCCCCGAAGGAAGCGGTGGCGTTTTGTAGGGCCTGCTCTAAGGTGCCGATTTTCTGTTTCTGCGTATCAATCTCTTTATTCAGGACACGGTTGCGGGCCGTGATCGCCTCCACCGATTTATCCTGCTTATCAAACTGCGAGGCCACAAGGTTCATCTCCGAGCCAAGCACCTTAAAACTCTGGTTGATCTCCGCAAGGGCCTTCTTAAATTCCTTCTCGCCCTCCACGCCGATCCGCAGGCCAAAATTGTCCGCCATGATTCCGCCACCTCCTTCCCGGAAAAATTAAAACTTATCTTCAAATCCCGTAAGGGATAATGTCGTCAATGAACAGCTCCCGCTTCGGCTTGGCGAGGCCGGTAAACTGCTTGTGGCACTCCCACAAATCCAGCAGATACCCGAAAGGCATGAGCCACGCCTCCTCCTCGGAACGCCGAAGCGGCACCGTTGCATAATAAATCAGCCGGGTAAACAGTTCTTCGTCGCTTACCCGACCGGCACGTTTTTTGGGTCTGCCTCGCTCTCTATGTGGCGCTTGGTTCCCCGGAACATGGCCTCCATGATCGCGTCCTTGTATGCCGCCAGCTCCAACGGGGAAGTGAGAAGCTCCACCTCCTCCGCCGTGAGCAGGGGCCTCGGCTCCTCCTTATGGCGCAGGTTGTATATCAAAAGGCTCTGGTTCGCCATCAGGACGATCAGCCAGATAATCTCATCCAGCGCCATCTCGAAATTTTCCGATTTCATCAGCTTCGTGCCGAGGTTTTCCAGACCGCCATAGCGGCCCGCGATCTCCTTTGTGGCCCTTGTGGTTAAAATAAGCTGGTACTCCTCGCCGCCAATCGTGATTGTTGCGGCCCTGTCCTGATCCACCATCATGCCGCGCCTCCTTCCGTTTCATAGACCGGCTCGTATACTTCCTGATACCAGCCGGAAATGGTGCTGGCCTGCACGCCGCTGTCGTCCTCGTTGACCTCCGCCTTCCACGGATGCTCGTTCTTCCCGTCCACCTTATTGCGGCGCAGGATCGTCCCCTCAATGGTGGGCGTGGAGAAGGTGATGGAATCCCCCTTCGTCTGCAGGTTCGTGCCGGGAACCGCAAATTTTACCCGGTACAGCCAGAAATAACGGTAAGTGCCGTTTGCCTTGCGGGCGCGGAAGCCCACGGCCACCGGTGCGCCATCGTTCTCGCTGGCGGAAATGAGGACGCCGTTTTTATCCGCCTTCGCCCCGGTCAGTGCCTCGGCGGAGGACACGCCTATATCGTCCACGCCCAGCGACAGGGTTCCGCTCTTAAATTCCTTTACGATCTCCGCCGCGCCGTCGTCGGCATACAGCGTGGCCTCGTTTAATTCAATCGAAAGCTCGGCGGTCATTGCCTTCGCCAGCATGACCGGGGTTCCGTAGGTTTCGTCGCCATTCTCGCCCTCGGTGATCGGGGCATAAAACAGCTTGTCAAGTCCAATCGTCGCCATGATCTAAACCTCCATTTCATAATGTTTTGCCACGTCTATGGCATAGTGGTGATAGCCGGTGTCGTCCTCATGGCCGATATACCGGCGGTCTGTAATGGTAAAGTCCGCCGCCAAAAGGGCGCGGACGATCCGGTTTTTCTGTCTGGTATAGCTGCCCTTTTTGAAGAAGGAAAGCCGGGCCTCCTGCACCTCATACTGCGGCAGGTCGTCAGCATGGAAGCCGAAGCTGTCCGAAAGGGGCGTGACGACCAGATATTCCTCCGGCGGCGTATCCTGAAACACGCCGGTTTCTATGGGGATACCCAAAGGGCCGAGCGTACCGTTCAAATCTTCCAGCAGGCTCACAGCTTTTCCACCTCCCTCTCAAAAGCGGCCTTCATGGCCTCGATACACGGGGCGCGGGCCGCCGATCTTGCCGGTTTCAGAAAAGGCTTGGCAGGCTGCCCGCTTTTCCCGTATTCGAGGACGTTGGCAATCATGGCATTGCTGCGACCGTCCGGGCGCGGCTCCGAAAAGCCCACCTTCACGTTGTAATTGCCGTCCCGGTCAATCTTGGCCGGGGATACGCCGAGGGCGGAAAGCAGTTCGCCGGTGGAGCGGGATTCCTCCTTTGTATCCCGGCCAATCACCGCGCCCAAATTCGCCCTAACTTTCTGCTCCACGACCTCGCCGCCCGCTTCCAGCACCTTCGGGATGATCTCGTCGGTCTTATCCCCCAGCCGGGAGAGCCGCAGAAGAAAATCCTCCGGCATTTTTACCTGCACCTTAGCCACGTCGTCACACACTCCTTATCCTTCGCTTCCGCATAAATGCGAAAGCTCACTCAATCCGTTGCTCCTCCTTTCCCCACAAAGCCTTCCGGCTTTGCGGGAGCCCCGGAGCCCACCACCTTTTTCGCTAAAATCTCCACATACATCCCGCGCCCCTTCACATCCTCCACGCTGGTAATGTCATACCGGCAGCCCTCACAGCGCAAGAACAGCTTTGTCGTCACCTGCAGGCCGGGGATGATACGGAACCGGAACAGGTCGGTGGCCTCCGAAAAGGCCGCCCGGTTGGCCCAGCGTTCGCTTCCATGCCGGGCCTCATGGTAGGCCCAAACCTCCGCCACCACCGTATCCTGCGGGGAGCTAAATCCCTCGTTGTCCTTCACGTTCTCGGTAAGGATTAGCTGGATGGGCGTGCGCATTTTTCCAAAGCTCATATCGTCGTCACAAACTCCTTTTCCCTCGCTTCCGCATAAATGCGAAAGCTCGCTCAATCCGTTGTTCCTCCTCTCCCCACAAAGCCTTCCGGCTTTGTGGGGTTCCCCTTATACCTTCCAATCCCGGTCAAGGCGCAAAAGAAGGTTGACCGTATTCCATACCTGCTGCCCGGCCTGAATGTTATCCGCAAAAAAGCCGCCGGTGCTGCCGTCCCGGCTTTCGTAAAAATGGGACGACAGCATGATAACGGCCTGCTCGGTGGTGGGCGGCATGGGATTGTCGGTATAGTAGCCCGTGGGGATATGCTGGTAACTCTCCGCATAGGAAAGGGCCGCCGTGATATAGCCACGAAGCAGCCCGTCGTCCTCGTTATGGGAAAGGATCAGATTGTCCTTTACCTTCTGCAGTAATTCCTCCATGCCGCCACCTCTCGTCGTCACAAACTCCATATCGCTTACTTCCGCACAAGTGCGAAAGCTCACTCATTCCGTTGCTCCTCCTCTCCCCACAAAGCCATCCGGCTTTGCGGGGTTCCCCCATTACGCAGATTTCTGCTGCATGACCTTCACGGCCTCCGGCAGAATGAGCCTGCCGTCCACGCGCTGGGTAGCGAGGAAGCCCACCTGCCCGGTAGGCGCATACAGCTCGCCGAGGCGGCGGAAGGAGCGGCCCTGCCGGTCGGCCACCCAATAATAGGACAGGTCGCCGAACAGGATGGATTTTACGCCAGCCGCGAGGGCGGGCATGAAAGCGGAAGTGTAGACCGGGCGGTTCAACAGGGTATCCGGCGCTCCGGCGGTAAGGCTGGGCTGCCACAGATACTGGCCGTTGTTGTCTTTGAGCTTGCGCAGGGCCTTCACGCTCGCGTCATTCATCACGAATACGGCGCTCCGGCGGTAAGGCGCTTTCAGGGAATAGAACAGGTCAAAGATTTCATCCGCCGTAAAGGCCGCAGCCGCCGCAGCGGTAACGCCCACCTCCGTGCCGCCCGTTTCCGCCAGCACGCCCAGCGGCTTGCCGGTGCCGTCGCCGGTAAAGAAGGCTTCCTCCTCCTTGTTGCCAATCCGGCGGGCAAATTCGCGGGAAATGTAGGCTTCAAGGTCAAACACGCTGTCATTCAAAAGTTCCTCGGATACCTTAATCATGGTGCCGAGCTTGTAGGCCCCAATGGATATCTGCCCGAAGCTGTCGTCGCTCTCCGGGATCGCCCCTTCCTCGTCCACCCAAGAGGCGCTCCCTTTGGAAGCCACCACGGGGATCTTCCGGTCGCCGGAGCTGGTCTGGATCACATGGGCCAGCGTGCGGAAAATGTTCTGCTCCTCCAATGCCTCCACCAGCGTGCGCTCAAATTCATCTGGCACCAGATAGCCGCCCTCAGAATCCGTCCCCACCTGCAGGGCGTTCATCACCTCCGGGGAGGGCATCTTGCTGCGCATCACATTCCAGAAGGATTTCCGGTATTCCGCCGTGGCCCGACCCGTCTTTTCCTCCCCGGCAGGGGCCGCAGGCTTGCCGGTGATCGGCGTATTGACAGCCCTGTTCAGCTCCGCATCCAATGCCTGCTGGCGTTCCAAGCGGTCAATCTCTTTTCCGAGATTTACCACGTCGGCCTCCATCTTTTCATAGGTCGCCACGTCCTCGGCGGACAAAAGGCCGTCGGCCCCGCGCTTGGAATCCAGAAATGCCTTCGCCGCGTCCCACGCCTTTGCGCGCTTGGCGCGCAGTTCCAAAATCATGCTCATAATTCGTTCCTCCTTAAAATTTCAATAATTGAAGCCGCTCGTAAAGCGGCTTTGCAGGTTGTTTCTGTTCGGTTTCCTCTGCCTCACGGGGCAGCTTATTCAACAGGCGGTTTGTCACCGTCCGCCGCGAGAACGCGAAGCTCTCCGGCTGGGGAGGGGCGGGATCGCCCGCCGCCTGAAACAGCAGGTCGTCGGCAAAGCCCAGCTCCACGGCCTTGTGGGCGGACAGCCATGTTTCCGCGTCCATAAGGTGTGAGAGCCGCGCCCGCGACAGCCCGGTCTTGATCTCATAGGCATTGATGATCGACTCCTTTACTTCGTCCAAAAGGGCAATGGCTTTCTTCATTTCCTCCGAATCGCCCATTGCCACGGTCAGCGGGTTATGCACCATCATCAAGGCTGTGGGAGCCATCAGGACGGTGGTGCCAGCCATTGCAATCACGCTGGCCGCGCTGGCGGCAATGCCGTCAATCTTCACCGTGACCGCGCCCTTGTAGTCCATGAGCATACTGTAAATCTGAGAGGCGGCCACGCAGTCCCCGCCGGGGCTGTTGATCCATACGGTAATGTCGCCCTCGCCGGATAGAAGCTCCGCCTTAAAGGCCGCCGGTGTCACGTCGTCGTCAAACCAGCTCTCCTCGGCAATGGTGCCGTTCAGATAAAGAGTGCGGTTATCCTCATTCCGCACCCAGTTCCAGAATTTATTCACTTGTCTGTCCCTCCGTTTCTTTTTTATTTGCAAAGGCCCCCGCGTCGGCCAGCTTCGTCATGGAGCCGTTTACCAGATACAGGTCGCCGCCTTCTTCCGCCGGGATACGGTCGAGGTTTTCCAGTTCCCTTATATCGTTGGTACTCATCCAGCCGTTCTGCCTCGCCACCGCATAACCGTTCATGCGGCTCTGGTAGTCCCCGCGCAGCAGGCCATCCACATTGAAATTGATAAAATACTCCCGTTTTTCCTCCTCCGTAAAAAGCCGCCTTTTCAGCGACTGCTCCCAGCGGCATATCCACGGGTCGAGGGTATATTTGACAAATTCAAGGCTCTGCTGCTCGATATTGCTGAAACTGGATTTTTCCAGATCGCCCACCATGTGGGGCGGCACCCGGTAAATGCGGGCAATCTCGTTGATCTGGAATTTCCGCGTTTCGAGGAATTGCGCCTGCTCCGGGGAAATGCCGATAGGCTGGTACTTCATCCCTTCTTCGAGGACGGCGATCCGGTGGGCGTTGCCGCTTCCCTGATAGGCCGCGTTCCAGCTATCCTTTACCCTCTGCGGGTCTTTGATGGTGCCGGGATGTTCCAGCACGCCGCCCGGCGCGGCCCCGTTGGCGAAAAACTTCGCCCCGTATTCCTCGGTGGCGATAGCCAGCCCCACCGCGTTCTTTGCCATAGCAAGGGGCGAGTAGCCCACGATCCCGTCATAGCCGAGGCCGGGGATATGAAGCACCTGCTCCGGCGGCAGGTAGACCTGCCCGTTTTCCGTATCCACCGGGGAATCGTCGGAGCCGCGCGTATAAAGGTAATAAAGATGGCCCGCGCCGTCCCGGTCAACCGTCATTTTGTTCGGCATCAGCGGATACAGCCCCACCACCTCGCCCCGCGCGTTTCGGATGATCTGCGCGTAGGCATTGCCATATAAGAGCAGGTGGCCCATCATGGTTTCCCGGAAATTGAACGAGGTCATCTCCGGGTTGGGTTCGTCATGGAGCAGCCGGTAAAGCGGATGATCCAGCGCTTTTTCCTTGCTGCCGCCCTCGGTATAGCGGTACAGGTGGAGCGGAAGCCCGGCCACCGCCTCGGATAAGATACGGACGCAGGAATAGACCGCCGTCATCTGCATGGCCGTCCGCTCATTCACCGGCCTGCCGCTGGTGGTGCGCCCGAAGAAAAAGCTGTACTGGCTGCCGCCCAGCGAATCCTGCGGTTTATCCCGCGCCTTGAACATACGGGAAAAAATATTCATAGGATCAGAAGCCCCCTTCCGTCATAAATAGAAGCGCCGGTATCCCCGCCGCCCCGGATGGCCCGGTCGAGCGCCATAATGGCGGCCACCGCGCCGTCTATCTTTTCTGTGGATTTCTCCTTATCCGGCTTCACATTGCCCGCTGGATCGGTACGCACATGGATGTTGTCCATCATCCAGCGCAGAACTGGATGGCCGCCGTGGGCGATCTTCTCGTCCAATGTCAGGCGCATAAGCTCCTTTGTTGGCGGGGACATATCCTTAAAGCCCTGCCCGAAGGGAACCACCGTAAAGCCGAGGCCCTCCAAGTTCTGCACCATCTGCGTCGCGCCCCAGCGGTCAAAGGCGATCTCCCGGATGTTGTACTTCATGCCGAGTTCTTCAATGAAAGCCTCAATAAAGCCATAGTGGACGACATTGCCCTCGGTGGTTTTTAGGTAGTGTTCACATAAGCACATCGACAATGAGAGCAAAAAAGACAAAAGCCAAAAAGATAATATCCAGTTTGTCATAGCGGGTAAAAATGCGACGAAATCGCTTGATACGGCGAAAAAGCCTCTCAACTTGGTTGCGCTGTTTGTACAGCTCTTTATCATAGTCCCAAGGATCTTTGCGATTGCTTTTTGGCGGAACAACAGGGA